GGGTATTTCGCCGCGACGATAGATTGCGGAGCTTGCTCGATGAATATGACGAGCGTAAGGCGCAGGCTAGACGGGAAGGGCGTATTTAGCGGATAGTAGTCGGAGTGAATTAGTGAACGGAGGCATTAGTAAAAATGAAAGAGCGGAAAATATTCGACAAGAAGAATCCGAACGCAGGCGGCAAGCAATTTATTCCGCTGCCAAAGGACGCCATGCATTACGTACATCATCCGGAAATGCGGCCGAATATGCTTATGCTGTACGCGATAATAATCGACCGATATAACGACGATAAAGGCTTCGCATTTCCGAGCCTTAATTCGCTGGCGGTGGATTACGGGATGAGCCGGAATATTACGAGCAATCATATCGAGATACTGAAGAAAGTCGGCTTGATTGATTATCCGGAAAAAGGCTATTATGTGCCGCTGGTTCCGCTAGATGAGACGGAGTTTTATCGCGAGTTTCCCGAGGCTTGGGACGCTTATTTAAAGGCGCATCGACAAGCGGAAGGCAGGCGAAAGAGCGACCGAGAGAGATTGCGGCGATGGCGAAAAGAGAGTTTCGAATGATGTAACGCCCAGTTTTAGTGCATGTAACGCCCAGTTTTAGTGCATGGCATGCTCGGAAATAGGGTGTTAACTAGATTTATATAACGAGATTTAACGAAATAGATTTAAAAAGATACCGAGGGAAGGGAAAACCTCCTTCCCTACGGATTGATACTTCGGGCTGACGCCCTCGTATCAATAGCAACGTATAGACCTTAAATATATCACGATAAAAGATATTCGCCCAGATAGTAAATAATAGAGGGACGAAGGATCTTAGATAAAGAGACGGCTGATTTAGGATAGGGACGATATATCTATACGGAGATATATTGCGGGGAAGGTATTCCTAGCGGATATATCTAGCGTAAGATATAAGTGAATAAAAGACGAAATAAAAGGAGGATGATTCACGTATGAGTAGGCGAAGGTTAGACGAAAGACAACTGAATGCTATCGTAGAGCTGGCGAAGCCTAATCGAGATACTTACGAAAACATAGCGGAGAAGATAGGCGTATCGACGGTTACCCTTTGGAAATGGCGTAACGATGACGCTTTTAACGAGGAGTTAAAACGACAGGTGCTTCGGAATTCAGCGGGGTATCTGCCGGATGTAATGGATTCGGTACCGCGACATATCATCGAGGAGGGTAATGCGGCCATGTTCCGGACCTTCTTGCAGGCGATGGGCATGCTGACCGAGAAGGTGGAGGTCGAGAATAAGGACGGTGCTGAGGCAGATATGGACGAGATACGGGCTAAGATAGAGCGTATGAGGTCGAATGATGAGGACGAAGGATAGGACGCTTTAGAGGGCGGATATTAAACGATTAGATATATCGCATTATATAGAAGAAACGCGAATAAGCGATTAATACGAGTTAAGACGAAAGCACTATTTTAGCAGCCGAGGCAATCTGACGCGCGACCCCGACAACACTTTGACGCAAGCAAATACGGAAAATTGACGAAGAATCTAACGAAATAACGAAGCGAACGATAGAAACCGCGTCATTGAGCGATTCCGCTGGTAACAAAAGCGGAAAATGTTACATTCGGCGGGGATATGACGGAGGATAGGCGAATAGGGGGCGGGGCATGTAGAGGCGTGCCGGAACTTCCCCTCGGTTTTAAATCCGGATATCAAAAAATCATTTCGACTTTATCGGAAAGGAAGGCGATAAATCTGCGTCATCATGACGTAATCGAGGCGATGTACAAGGAAGGATATGCGACGTCAGAAATCGCGGAGGCGGTCGAATTATCGACGAGGCAAATCCGCAAGGTACTTAATCAACGAGGCGTCGAATTGCGCGGCAGACGTCGAGCCGGCGGATATTGCATCGACGAGGGTTTCTTCAAGCAATGGACGGCGTCGATGGCATATGTTGTCGGATTTATCTTTGCTGACGGACATATATCGGGCAATTCGATAGTCATCTCGCAAGCTAGTCGCGGAATTTTGGACGAAATAAATAACGTTATGGAATCAGATTGCCGTATTCATAAGAACGAGGACGGCGTCTTTTTATTGTCAATCCATCGAAAGGAAATGGTCGGAGATTTAAAGCGAATAGGAATAGAGGACGATTTCCCGCAAGTGCCAGCCGAATATATGAGCGATTTTATACGCGGCGTATTCGACGGCGACGGCTGGGTCGATAAGCGAGGATATGTTGCGAATATTACTAACGCAAATAAAAACTTCGCACGCAAATTGCATCGGATATTTAACGAGCAAGAATTTAGTGGAAGAATTACGGAGCAAGATAACGCCTATCGAGTATGGGTAAGCGGAAAGGACGACGTAAGAAGATTCGGCGAATGGATTTATGGCGGAGAGCTTAGCGGGCTATATCTCGAACGTAAGCGAAGAAGATTCCCGCGCAGACAAAAAGAAAAGACGTCCGCCTGACTTACAGGCAAACGTCGATATACACGTCGTCAATCTGTTCGGCTTCTATTCCGATATAGCGGAGCGTCTCTCTTTCGGACGAATGATTGAGGACGCTCATTAATAGCGGAAGCTCTACGCCGCGCATATACGCATGATAGGCGAAGCTCTTACGCAAACTGTGGCAACCAACGCGGGCATTGACACCGGCATAATCAGCCGCGCCGCTGAGGATACGCCAAGCCTGAACGCGACTTATAGGCTTGTCTCCTTTACGGCTCGGAAACAACCAATCGGAAGGGCGAGCATCTTTCGGAATTAATTCGTCGGCCGCCTTTCGAATAGCCTCGTTAATTTTGATGCGCTTGCCTTTGCGGGTCTTGACTTCGGTTAGCTCGATATAGTCGCCGGTCAAGTCTCGAACACGGAGCCGGAGCAGGTCGCTAATCCGGAGGGCGGAATTAATGCCGATTTTGAAAAGAAGTAAATTCCGCGGGTTATCTGCAAGAACCTTTTTCATTAATTCAATATCCTTTTTTGACTTAATAGGTTGAACTGACATTTGAATGCAACTCCTTTTTTAATATGTTACATACATCATAAACGAAATATAAACTATTGTCAAGCGGTTATAAAACGAATAATAATACGATTTAAGCGTATTTAAGGGCTTTCTAATGTAATTCTATAGGCGTAAGCTAAAAACGCCTAGAAACGCCTTAAATCAACGAATAGAGGTATACGAGAGGAGGCGGTAAGTTGGCTTGGGTCAATGGCGAATGGTTAAACCAAAATAAACGGAGGGAAATGATTTCCGTCTATCGCGAATATATCGAAATCATGGACGAGCAGTTTCCGACGGTCGAGGCGTTAGAACATGCCGGCCATCTTGAAGAATATTACGAACAAGCTACGGAACTCGAACGGTTGGAACGGATTGATCGCTGCGAAAATGATACTTACGAATTTGCGCTCGAATATTTTTCGGAAGCACGTAATCCGGGCAATCCCGGAAATTGGGAAGGCTTCGATATCGAACGCAAATCGGACGCGCCGGACTTTCATCTCGAAATGACGGACATTATCGATATGGTATCGTCAGAGCGTCGGAACGCAAAGGTCGCAGTAGCGGCGCCTAGGTCACATGCTAAGTCGACATGGTATACGAAGGATTTTCCGATACATCAAGTTGTTTACCGACTACGTAAATACATCATTATTATCTCGGAAACACCGTCAGTTGCGACGGCAAATATGGAGTGGATTCGGAATCAGCTGAAATATAACGAAAAGCTGCGCGAAGATTTCGGCCCGTTATTATCGCCGAAGGATCAAGCGAACGAACGAGATAATAGCGAAGAATTTATCGCATGGCATGAGGACGGCAGCGGAAGACGGCGTCATTTGACGCTCGTACAGGCGGCTTCGACCGGACAAGCGCTTCGAGGGCGAAATTGGAACGGCTCGCGACCGGACCTTATTATTTGCGACGATTTAGAGGACGCAAGGCCGGGCGGTAACGCTTCGACGCCGGAGCAACGCGAGAAGCTGCGCGATTGGTTTAGTCAAACGGTTATGGCGCTCGGAGATCCTCGAGGAGAACGGACGGCATTTGTTGTCGTCGGAACGACCGTACATTTCGAGAGCTTGCTTATGACGATATTGCATCAACGCTCGGACTTCGAGTCGCGCGTATATCGGGCAATTATCGAGGAGCCGGAGCGGGCGGATTTATGGGAGCAATGCCGCGAGATTTACATTGACCGCGAAAATCCCGACCGATTGGCCGATGCGAATAAGTTTTACAAAGAAAACGAAAAAGAATTACTGAAAGGCTCGCAGGTATTATGGGGCGACGTACAGCCGTTATATAAATTAATGCGATGGAAATGGGACAACGGATCGAAGGCGTTTAATACGGAATATATGAATAATCCGATTGACGAGGATTCAATGATTTTCAATCCGGAAGAATTTACGTATTGGGATAGCGTCGATCCGAGCAGAGAATTTCCGCATGAGGATTACGTTATATCAATGGGCGTTGACTTTGCGATGGGTAAAGAAAAAGGAGACTTCTCGGCGGTCAGCGTTGTCGCCAAGCATAAAGAGAAAGGAATTACTTACGTTGTCGACTCATTTATCGAACGGATATTGCCGGACGGCTTTATCGATAAGATTGTCGAAATGACGTTAGAATGGCAGCCGGACGTAATTGGAGTCGAAAGCGTAGCAGCGCAGGAGTTTTTTGCGGATTATCTAAAGACGGAGCTTGCGAATGAGGGCTATCCGTCATATACGCGGTTAAAAAAGATATACTCGCGAAACAGGAAGGAGCTACGTATAGAGTCAATGCTGCCGGCGATAGAAAACAAGTCGCTACAATTTACGCGACGGCATCACGCTCTTCTCGAGCAATTTGAGCGATATGGACAAGGAGGAGCGGATGACGGTATAGACTCGCTAGAAATGGCCGTTAGATCGGCAACCGAGTCGGAGGCAAAAATACGAACCGTTCGCCGTATGAATCGCTGGCGATAAACAAAACGAAAGGAGGACGATATTTTGACGTTAACATCACGCACGAAATACATTAAAGCGGACTACCAGCTCATGAGTCCGGACGATATTAACGCGCTTATTTTTAACGCTTACCAGCAATCACTCGGCAAGGAAACGCGAGAACGTATCTCGAAGCAGCTCGATAACTATTCGTATTATAGCGGGCGACAGCATCGCGACGATTACGGCAACCTCGTCAAGGCGGAGCAGTTAGAAAGGCCGAGCGGTATTGATTACGACCCGACGCGTTACGCCACGAATTACTTTAAGGCGATTATCGACCGCAAAGCACGGTGGCAAATGGGCGGACAGCACGGCATAAGCGTACCCCGCCGACAAATCGATCCGATAGAGGACGTGCTCTCGGACGATTATGAGCCGAGCTCGGCCCAAAGAGCCGAGAACGAGCGGGCCGAGAATTACGAGCGCTTGCTTTATCAGTTATGGGACGAGAATCGAATGCGCGCCCGGCTAGTTCAGGCGGCAAGGGATCGGCTGGTCGCTAACCGCGTCGTATGTAAAATCGTCTACAACGATAGGACCGGCAAACTGCGCTGGATATTCCGGCCGGATTACGAATATATACCGGTTTATAGCGAAGACGATTTCGAGGATTTGCTCGCGGCTCATTTTATTAAAGGCGTTAAATACGAAAAGAACGAGAAAGAAATCGCAGCAATCCGCAAGCAAACGTTCACGCTCGAAAATGGCCGGGCATACGTCGAGGAGGCGATTTATCGCGAAAGTGATTTAGCTTTGCTCGAAACTTTGCAAGAGAAGACGCCGCTCGGGCTGGATTTTATACCGGTACAGGAATTTCCGGTTAATGAGGTGTTGGGCGACCATTCCGGAGATTCTGAAATTGCGGCCTTGCAGGAACAAAACGATATCCTAAATCAGATGAACGAGGACGCTATCGACAGTTTAAAATTCGATATGTATGGCATATGGGCGGTAACTAATGCAGCGCCAGGAGCAGCCGAAGGACTTGAAATAGCGCCCGGCGGTTTGGCGGAAATACAGTCCGAGGGCGATCAAAAGGCGGCCGACTTAAAGAAGGTCGAAAGCTCG